CTTGAGAAATAAAAGTGATAGAAACTATATTTTGTTTATGTTTGGGATCTATTCAGGTCTTAGAGTGAGCGACATAGTACCTCTTCAAGTTAAGCAAGTGATTGACGATAGAATCGAACTAAAAGAAAAGAAAACAGGAAAAATAAGATATTTCCCAATCAGCCCACCTCTCAGAAAAGAGATAAACAGATACATAAAAGATAATCATTTAGCAGAGTACGATTATCTATTTCCAAGTAAAAAGAAAAAACGAACGGATGGTGTCCGTATCACCCATATTGGAAGAGTAGCAGTATATCAAATACTACAGGATGCAGCTAAGTATATAGGATTGAACCACATAGGTACTCACTCGATGAGGAAGACTTTTGGTTATCATCACTACAAAAAGAATGGTAATGTAGCTATTCTGCAAAAGATTTTTAATCACTCTACACCAGACATCACACTTGGTTATATCGGTTATAGTCAGGATGAATTAGATGAAAGTATACTATCATTTGACTATTAAATAACCTATCTATTTTACATAATGAGAAAATGTAAATTAGTTTTTAGAAAAATATAGTGGAAGCCTTGTTACTCTTGACTTTGAAGTTATTTAATTTTATTTAACAGAATATAAGATATGTTAAATATACAAGGGTGTTGAAGAGGTGAAAACACCCCCTAATAAAAATATACCCAGGGTACTAAAATACCCACCTTTATCTAAAAAAGAAAGGCCCATCCCTAAATGAATACCCCCCATGAAAGACCGGACCGGAGCGGTCCTCATAGAGTTGCTTTTGAAAAGAATAAAAATATTATTCTCAAAACAAGAAATACTTGTGGGATTTGTGGACTACCAGTTGATAAGTCCTTGAGGTACCCACATCCATTAAGTCCAGTCATTGACCACATTATTCCAATCAATCGTAATGGTCATCCATCAGATATTCAAAACTTGCAGTTAGCCCACTGGCAATGCAACAGACAGAAGTCTGATAAGTTATATGCTGACGATAGATCAGCCAATGCTACTGTTGTAGGTAATCGCAATCTACCACAGTCAAGAGACTGGACAAAGTATAGAGCTTGAAGAAACCAAAAAAGAAAAATTATATTATTTTTTAAAAATATCAAAATAATAATGAATGCTTAAATTTTGAAAAAATAACAGATATGTGTGAAGTAAGTCCTAGCTAAAGTATAGGGGGGGTATCCCCCTCCCACTAGGCGCTCGCGAGCTTCACGCCGTCACTGTACATTTTTTCTCGCGCCAAATCATCACAATGAAAGGAGAACGGTTTGGAATTAAGAGGGATTGAGTATCTTAGGAGGAAGTTGAATCTCTATCAGAGCAGAGTCAATCTGAGATACAAGCATTATGCGATGCAGCATTATGAAGCACCTACAGGAATCACAATTCCTGCACACATCAGGGCAAAGTATCAAGCTGTCCTTGGTTGGGCTGCAAAGGGCGTTGATAGTCTTGCAGATCGTTTGATTTTCAGGGCATTTGCTAACGATGATTTTAATGTTACAGAAATCTTTAATCGGAACAATCCAGATATCTTCTTTGATAGTGCTATTTTAGCTGCGCTGATTGGTTCGTGTAGTTTCGTCTACATTTCGAAGGGTGAAGATGATGAGGTGAGGTTGCAAGTCATTGAATCAAGTAATGCGACGGGTGTTATTGATCCTATAACTGGATTGCTTGTGGAAGGTTATGCAGTTCTGGCTCATGATGATTACAATCGTCCAACGCTTGAAGCATACTTTGAACCTAATGCTACTCATTTTATTCCGAAAGATGGGGAGCCTTACTCGGTTACGAATGAAACGGGTATTCCTCTGCTAGTTCCGGTCATTCATCGTCCTGATGCGGTTCGTCCTTTTGGTCGGTCTCGTATTACCAGGGCAGGAATGTATTATCAGAAATACGCTAAGCGAACTTTGGAACGGGCTGATATCACTGCTGAGTTCTACTCATGGCCACAGAAATACATTCTTGGACTTGATCCTGATGCGGAACCTATGGAGAAATGGAAAGCTACTGTATCAAGCTTGTTGACGATTTCTTCAAGCGATAAAGGTGAGAAGCCGAGCGTTGGACAGTTTACTACAGCTAGCATGTCACCGTTTACTGAACAACTGAGAACAGCCGCTGCTGGATTTGCTGGGGAGATGGGCTTGACCTTGGATGATTTAGGTTTTGTGTCTGACAATCCGTCATCTGTTGAAGCTATCAAGGCTAGCCATGAGAACTTGCGCCTGGCTGGTCGCAAGGCTCAGAGGTCACTGGGAGCTGGTCTACTTAATGTGGCCTATGTTGCAGCATGCTTGCGTGATGAGTTTCATTATGCCAGAAGTCAATTTGTAAGAACTACAGTCAAGTGGGAACCATTGTTTGAAGCTGATGCGAATACAATGACTATGATTGGTGATGGTGTTGTGAAATTGAATCAGGCCTTACCTGGCTACATCAATGCGGAAACAATTCGTGATCTTACTGGTATAGCTGGAGATATGTCAGCTAAACCAGTGGTAAGCGAGGGTGGTTCAAATGGAGAATGATGTTTTACCTGGTATCTTGCAAGAGGTTCAGGAGAGATTTGAGAGAGATTTCGGTAAGAGTGAGATTGTCAGAAATGCTTTTGCTACATTGAAGGCCAAAAAAGCAACCTACAAAACAGCAAATGAGTTTGCGATTGAAATTGGTGATATTCTCTCTAAGGCTCTAGGAGCTTCTCTAAGCGCCGACAAACTACCAGACGGTAAAATGTATTACAATATCGCTCAACGTTTACTGACGGACGTGCTAGGACGAAATCACGAGCTTGTAAGTGGTTATGCTAGCGATGTTCAGAAGAATTTGAATGATAAAGCGAAAATCGGTCTGAAAGTACAAGTCCCTGAATTGAATCAGGATCGAATCGCTGGCATTGTCAATCGCTTTTCGTCTGAGGAGAACTTTGAAGATGTCAGTTGGTTGCTCGGTGAACCTATTGTGAACTTCACTCAGTCCATTATCGATGATAGTATCCAGAAAAATGCAGAGTTTCATCATCGGTCTGGATTGCAACCCGAGATTGTCCGAAAATCGTATTTTCATTGTTGTGAGTGGTGTCAGGAAGTTCAAGGGAATTATAAATATCCAAGAGTTCCGAAGGACGTTTATAGAAGGCATCAGCATTGTCGTTGTATTTTAGACTATGATCCTAAAAACGGAAAAGTTCAGGATATTTGGAATAAAATTTGGAGAAAAAAAGATGAAAGTGATAAAATTGAAGTAAGGAAGGATATAAATCAAAATTCTCAAATGAGCGAAGTGAGAAAGCTAGCTCTTCAAAATGGAATTCTTTCAAATCCTATTAAGAAAAGTCGTAAAAAATTAACTGAGGAACAAATTATCGAAGCTGTTGGTGGTGGAGATATGACACTAGGATCTTGTTCGTCAGTAGCATTTGCATATATTGGAAACAAAGGTGGCTATACTGTCTTAGATTTTAGAGGAGGAAAGAGTTGTGATTTCTTTTCTCGAAGTAGTAGAATTGAAATGATTGGAAGTCTTCCAGGAGTTAAAATGCATGTTGCTAAACATACAAATGATTTTACTGCAGTAAAAGAATTGTTGGAGAAAGTAGAAAGTGGGAATGAGTACTACTTAGCAACAGGTGAACATGCAGCTATCATAAGAAAAAATGAAGGTCGTTTCGAGTTCTTGGAACTTCAATCAGAAACGTTAAATGGTTTTAAACCGTTTAACAACATTGTTCTGAAAGAGAGATTCAATGTTCAAGAGTCTCACGATGCAGTTGGGAGAAGATATGATGCAAAGAGTTATCTCATTGATGTGAACTCATTGAAAGATAACCCTGAATTTCACAAGATATTGAGTTTTATCAATACAGCAAATTCTAAACAAATGAAAGGGGCTGAGGGACATGAAAGATGATTTTGAAGAAGTAAATTGGTCCGATTATTGTTATAAAAAAAATGATGGCGATAAAACTTGGTGGGTTGATACATCCTGGTTTGCTAAAGGCTTGATGCTAATCACATTCAACAAGAAAAAATTCTATAATCTTTTTAAAGATTATCCTCATAATATGAGTTCAGAAGAGGTTGAAATCTTTGATAAAGAAAATCCGTTTTGGGCCGATTTCTTTTCGGACCGAAAATAAGAAATTTTAAGCACTCGAAAGGGTGCTTTTATTGTGGTTTAGATTAGGAGGTGATCCGGTATCTCCCAGCGACAGGGTTATCATGCGATGACGATTGAAAGGAAAGTGGAATGGCGAGGAAGAAGAAACTTGGCAATCAGAATCCTACTCAATCGGTGATTTTAAAATACGTCAAGAAAAATTCAAGAGCTAAGGAAGCGATTGAACTTTACGAGCGGACAGGTCTTTCTTGTTATGCGTGGCAGAAAAATCTTTTGTTACCAATGATGGCCATTGATAAAAATGGTCTTTGGGTGCATCAGAAGTTTGGTTACTCTATTCCTCGTCGGAACGGTAAGTCTGAAATCCTTTATATTCTTGAAATTTGGGGCTTGCATAAGGGTTTGAATATCCTTCACACGGCTCACCGGATTTCTACATCGCATTCCTCTTTTGAAAAGGTGAAACGATACCTTGAGAAAATGGGGTATGTGGATGGTGAGGATTTTAACTCCATTCGAGCTAAGGGACAAGAAAGAATTGAGCTATATTCAACAGGTGGTGTTATCCAATTCCGTACCAGAACATCAAATGGTGGTCTTGGTGAAGGATTTGATATGCTAATCATTGACGAGGCCCAGGAGTACACGACTGAGCAAGAATCTGCCTTGAAATACACGGTAACGGATAGTGAGAATCCTATCACAATCATGTGTGGAACACCTCCGACACCAGTTTCAAGTGGTACGGTCTTTACTAAGTACCGTGATACTTGCCTTTTCGGAAAAGGAAAGTATTCTGGCTGGGCTGAATGGTCGGTTTCTGATGAAAAGGAAATTGACGATGTGGAAGCCTGGTACAATTCGAATCCATCCATGGGCTACCACTTAAATGAGCGTAAGATTGAAGCAGAGCTTGGTGAGGATAAGTTGGACCATAATATCCAGCGTTTGGGCTTCTGGCCAACATACAATCAGAAATCTGCTATTTCCGAAACTGAGTGGAATGAACTCAAGGTTGATGATGTCCCAGAGTTATCTGGGAAGCTATCTGTTGGTATTAAGTATGGCCAAGATGGAACGAATGTAGCGATGAGTATTGCTGCACGGACCAAGGATGGCCGTTTCTTTGTAGAAACTGTTGATTGTCAATCTGTTCGTAATGGTAATGAGTGGATGGTCGCTTTTCTGAGACAAGCTGATGTAGCTCAGATTGTTATCGATGGCGCAAGTGGTCAAAAAATCCTTGACGAAGAGTTGAAGGACTATAGAATCAAGAATGTGATTCTGCCGACGGTGAAAGAAATCATTGTAGCAAATTCTCTTTGGGAACAAGGTATATACCAAAAAACCATCTGTCATTCAGGTCAACCATCATTGTCTAAAGTAGCTACTAACTGCGATAAGCGGAATATTGGCTCCAATGGTGGATTTGGTTATCGATCGCACTTTGAAGATATGGATATTTCTTTGATGGATAGCGCTCTGCTAGCGCACTGGGCTTGTGCTACGACTAAGCCTAAGAAAAAGCAAAAGATTAGTTATTAAAATAAGCGGTCAGGTGACTGCTTTTTTTGATGCCAAAAAAATTACCGAACTGCCGGGGAAGCAGGAGAAAGGAGACATGAGAATGTCAGAATTTAAACCAATCACTACACAAGAAGAATTTGATGCTGCTATTAAAGGGCGCTTATCTCGAGAAAAAGAGAAGTATGGCGACTATGACCAGCTCAAGTCCCGTGTCGCAGAATTGGAAGAAGAAAATGTTGGCTTGAAGTCAACAATTGAAGCTAGTAATCAAAGTAAGGCAGATGCTGACAAGCAACTTGAAGATTTGCAGAATAAAATCGCTGGTTATGAGACGGCTAGTCTGCGAACTCGCATTGCATTGAAACATGGATTACCTTACGACCTTGCAGACCGTTTGCAGGGAAATGATGAAGAAAGCTTTGAAGCAGATGCAGAGCGTTTAGCTGGATTTATCAAACCAGCAACTAAAGTAGCGCCTGTTAGATCAACAGAACCTGTTTTAGAAAAAACAGAAAACACATTGTATAAAAACCTAATTCAAGGTTTAGCTATTGAAGAATAAAGGAGAAATCATATGACAGATCAACTATCAAGAGGAACATTATTTGAGCCAATGCTTGTGACAGACCTTATCAACAAAGTTAAGGGTCACAGCTCACTGGCTAAATTGTCTAATCAACAAGCGATTCCTTTCAATGGATTGAAAGAATTCACATTCTCGTTAGATGCTGATGTGGACATCGTTGCAGAAAACGGGAAGAAAACGCATGGTGGTGCAAGTCTAGAACCTGTAACTATTGTGCCTATTAAAATCGAGTATGGCGCTCGTGTATCTGATGAGTTCATTTTTGCATCAGAAGAGGCTAAAATCGACATTTTGAAGTCATTTAATGAAGGGTTTGCTAATAAAGTAGCTCGTGGTATTGATATCATGGCCTTCCATGGCGTAAATCCACGTACTAAACAAGAATCTGCTGTTATTGGGGATAACTGTTTTGACAAGGCGGTCACTCAGACAGTTAACTTTACAGCAAGCGATCCAGATACTAATGTCGAAGATGCAGTTAAAATGATTCAAGGAGCTGACAATATCGTTAGCGGTATGGCTATTGATACTACATTTGCAAGTGCACTAGCTAGCATGAAGAACGCAGCTAATGAACGCCTATACCCTGAATTGGCATGGGGAGCAAATCCAGGTGCCATTAATGGTCTACCTGTAGATGTGAATACTACAGTTGGTCTTAATGTTGGAACCAATAAGGATGTTGCTATTATTGGTGACTTTGCTAACATGGTTAAATGGGGATATGCTAAGCAGATTCCACTCGAAGTCATTCGATATGGTGATCCAGACAATTCTGGAAAAGACTTGAAAGGTTATAACCAAGTCTATCTTCGTGCAGAAATCTATCTCGGATGGGGAATTTTGGACAAAAACAGCTTTGCTCGTGTTGTGAAAGCGGGGTAGTATATGGAATACATTAATGTAAAAACAGGAACTACTATTGTTACTGAAAATGCAATTAGTGGAGGTGATTGGGTTTCGATTGAAGAATACAAACCCTTGGACTCATTGACTAACGCAGCGTTGAAAGAAATCCTTGATGAAAAAGGTATTACTTATGATAACCGTGCCACAAAATCTGAATTGATTTCGCTTATTGAACAAGCTGACTCTGAAGCTCAGTAGTCGCTTGGCTGGAGGTAGAAATGGAAAACTTTGCAACAGTAGACGATCTTAAAAAATTGTGGCGAACGTTAAAATTCGATGAGGAAAAACGAGCTGAAGCACTGTTGGAAGTTGTTTCTCATTCTCTTAGAGTTGAAGCTAAAAAAGTTGGCAAAGATTTAGATGGATTGGTTGCTACTGATCCATCTTTTGCCATGGTGGTCAAATCCGTAACTGTGGATGTGGTTGCTCGCACCTTGATGACCTCTACTGATCAGGAACCAATGACTCAAATGGCTGAGTCTGCTTTAGGATATTCCTTCAGTGGTTCTTATCTAGTCCCTGGTGGAGGTCTCTTTATCAAGGACTCGGAATTAAAACGTCTAGGTCTTAAAAAGCAAAGATATGGGGTGATTGATATCTATGGGACGGATTAAAGGAATTACTGTAACTTTGACTGGGAAAACCAAGAATGGTAGGGATGACTTTGGGCATCCAATCTATGAGAATACTGAAATTCAAGTAGATAATGTCCTGGTTGTTCCAGCTTCAACAGAAGATGTCACAAATCAACTGAATCTTACTGGGAAAAAAGCAGCTTATACACTGGGTATCCCAAAAGGCGATAAGAACGAGTGGAAAGACCGAGAGGTTCGTTTTTTCGGTCGCAAATGGCGCACGATTGGCATTCCTTTAGAAGGTATTGAAGAAATGATGCCTTTGGACTGGAATAAGAAAGTGATGGTTGAAGCGTATGAGTAATTTCAAAGTCAAGCTTATCGGTGCGGGTGTAGGAGCTCTTTTGAAATCAAAAGAGATTCAGGATATTCTGAACAAAGAAGCAACAGTCATTAAAAAAAGATGTGGCACTGGCTATGAACAAGATAGCCACGTTGGTAAGACAAGAGCCAATGCTATGATTTATCCAGCTACGCGAAAAGCGAAGAGGGATAATTTGAAAAATAACACTTTGTTGAAGGCGGTGCATTAGATGATTGAAATTATTATCAAGAAATATCTTGACGGTCATTTGGATGTACCGTCATTTTTTGAGCATGAAGCTGAAGCTCCCGATAGCTTTGTCATTATTCAAAAGACAGGTGGGAAGGAGCGAAATCATTCTGGTAGTGCGACCTTTGCTTTTCAAAGTTATGGCCCAACTATGCAGAAGGCTGCAGAGCTTAATGTGAAAGTGAAAAGTGCTGTGAAAGGATTGATTGAGTTAGATTCAATCTGTGGTGTCCACCTGAACAGTGATTACAATTTTACGGACACTGAAACAAAACAATATCGATATCAAGCCGTATTTGATATTAATTATTTTTAAAAAGGAGAAATTAAATGGCTACAGAAGCAAATGTAACGACTGCAAAACCTAAAATCGGAGGTGCGGTTTATTCTGCACCTCTTGGAACAACACTGCCAACTGATGCAACTACAAAATTAGATGATGCGTTTAAAGCACTAGGTTATATTTCAGAAGATGGTATGACTAATAGCAACTCCCCTGAGTCAGAAAATATTAAGGCATGGGGTGGTGTCGTTGTAAGTTCAGTTCAAAAGGAAAAGACAGACACATTCAAATATATGCTGATTGAAGCATTGAATGTGGAAGTTTTGAAGGAAGTTTATGGATCAGATAATGTATCTGGGGACTTGTCATCAGGAATTACCATTAAGGCAAATTCAAAAGAATTGCCACATCATTGTCTTGTAATCGAAACAGTTCTAAAAGGTGGTGTACTTAAACGTATTGTTATCCCTTCAGGAAAAGTAACTGCCATCGATGAAATCACTTATAACGATGGAAGTGTTCTCGGATATGGTACGACAGTCACTGCCTTTCCTAACTCTACTGATGACACACACTATGAATACATCAAAGGAGCTTAACTATGTCAAAACAAAATCGCAAAAAGAAAAATAAAGAAGCTGCGCCACAGATTAAAACAATCCGTGGGGTGACTTCGACCGGATTTGCTTTTGAAATCACAAAAGAGCACTTGGAAAATTATGAGTTGCTTGAAGCAATCGCTGAAGTAGATACAAATCCGGCAGTTTTACCGAAAGTAGTCAAACTCATGCTTGGTAACAAATCGGAAGATTTGAAAAATCATGTGCGGACTGCGGATGGCATTGTTCCTTTGGACAAAATGGGAGCAGAAATTAGTGAGATCTTTTCAAGTCAGAATCAGTTAAAAAAATAGCGCTCCTTGCTAGAATGATTCAAACAGACGAAGATGCTCTTATCTGTGATTTAGCTGAAACATATGGGATTTTTGATTACAGACAGTTACCTGCTAACCAGGTGGCTGTCTTTGCTTTTGGTTTAAAGGATGATTCTCGGATCAAACTAGCAATAAGCAATAGTAAAGTGTCCTTTGACACTCTTTTGCTTGCAAGTGTAGTAGATAGATTATCTGCGCTTGTATGGTTTAAAACAACAGATGGTCAAAAAGGAATTAATAAACCAAAAATGATTGCACAAGAATTGACAGGAAAAACTAAAGCTAAAGAAAGTAATGAGATGATCTTTGATTCTGGTAAGGACTTTGAAGAATATCGTCAGCAAATTCTAGAAAAGATTGGAGGTGAGGATTAGTGGCGACAGAAATAGCGCAGGCTTATGTGCAATTGATACCCTCAGCTAGAGGCATCACTGGTAAAATCCAATCGCTCCTCAATCCTGAAGCGAGTGCAGCAGGACAAAGTGCGGGGCAGTCAATGGGTTCTAGTCTTGTTAGCGTTATGACTAAGGTTATTGCAGCAGCAGGGATTGGGAAGGCCTTTTCGGCTGCTATCAGTGAAGGTGCAGCGCTTCAGCAATCTCTAGGAGGTATCGAAACTCTTTTCAAAGGTTCTGCTGACAAGGTCAAGGGATATGCTAATGAAGCCTACAAGACAACAGGTTTGTCAGCTAATGCTTACATGGAGAACGTGACAGGCTTTTCAGCGAGTCTCTTGCAGTCTTTGGGTGGAGATACAAACAAAGCTGCTGAAACAGCAAACATGGCCATGATTGATATGTCAGATAATGCTAATAAGATGGGGACATCGATGGAGAGCATTCAGATGGCTTATCAAGGGTTTGCGAAGCAAAACTACACCATGTTGGATAACCTTAAACTCGGTAGAAAAACCATAGCCGAGTATAAACCTAGTGAAAACGGTGAAACTCTAGGAGTTGCCTAGACAATACCGTGCTAAGCAAGATTTTAGTCGCTTTTTCCGTAATTGTATGATAAAATAAAGTTATCAAATACTAGGAAAAAAGCAGTATGTGGAAGAAAATCAAAAGAAATGACAACTATTCAATAAATGAGTTCGGAGAAGTCAGAAATGATAAAACCGGACATATCAAGCAACCATTCACAAATAAGCAGAATGGCTATTTAATAGTTGACCTATACAAGAATAATAAATCTGAAAAAATCCCGATTCATAGATTGGTTGCAGAAGCATTTATACCGAATCCGGAAAATAAATTAACGGTAGATCATATCGACGGAAACCGACAAAATAATTCTATTGAGAATTTAAGGTGGGCGACTTATTCAGAAAACAATTCACGTTTTGAAACAATCGGTGTCAGAAGTGAAACAATCGTAGTAACAAGATACGCAGAAGAAAGAAATAAAAGAGGTGGCGGACATTTAGCGTGGTTAGGTGTTATAGACACAATGGAATTTGAAAGTATTTCTGAAACTGCTAAATACTTTGATTGTACTGTTTCTAATATTTCTTTAATGCTAGAAAAAGGAACGATTGGAAGACGTGGAAAAACAAGGGGATATAGATTTTCTTACAAGGACGGGGAACGTTCTAAAATCTTGAAAGTGTAACGACTAACGAAACAAAAAAAGCATCCGAAAGGGTGTTTTTTTAATGGAGTAGAGTAGGCTCAAGCGAGCCGAAGCGCTAGGATACATTTTATGTATAAGAGATAGTCTAATCTCTATGGTGACATAGAGCAGTCTGAAAAGACGGTCATAATTTAGCGAATTATGGCGAATATGTACTGTATGGTGGTACAAAACAAGAAATGCAACGGCTTTTGGCTGATGCAGAGAAATTGACTGGTGTTAAGTACGACATTAACAACCTTTCTGATGTTTATAGCGCCATTCATGCTATCCAAGAAAATCTCGACATCACTGGTACAACTGCCAAAGAGGCGGCATCCACTTTCAGTGGGTCTTTTGAATCCATGAAAGCAGCTGCTCAGAACGTCCTTGGAAAGCTAGCGTTGGGGGAGAATATCCTGCCTTCTCTACATGCTTTGCTTAAAACAACATCGACCTTTCTCTTTGATAATTTTTTGCCAATGATTGGCAATGTTTTTTCAGGCCTTGGATTGGTTCTGACTGAAGGGATTAGTCAGATTGCTTCTCAGCTTTTTGGGGATGCTTTTGGGAGTGCAGTTTTTGATCAACTGGCTCGTGTAACAGGGATCTTTGAGACCTTCTTTGACATGATCTTTGGGTCATTAAGCAAGCAAGATAACATTGATATTCTGAATACGCTTGGTTTTAGTGAGGAAGCTGCAACGCAAATTGTCAATATTGCAGATAATATCCGAGTTACTTTTGAAAACATTGGAGTTGTTGCTGGTAATGTTGCAAGCATTATTGTTGATTTCATCGGAGATCTTTTAGGGATCAAAGATGGAGAGCAGGGAGTGAATCTGCTAGGCATTGCCTTTGAAAGTATCACAAGTTTTATCAGAGACGCCTCTGAAAGTCTTAGTAAATTTACATCTTGGTTAAAAGATTCACCTCTTGCATTAGATGCCTTAAAATCTGCTGTTGTTGGCATTACGAGTGCATGGGCAGGATATAAAGCTGTCTTAGCGGTAATAAAAGGAATTGAAACAATCAGGAATGCAACTCTAGCTATCACAAATGGTTTAATGTTAGCTCAATTCGTTAGAACAGGAGCTTTAACTGCTGCTGAAGCTGCTAATGCAGCTGCAACAATGGGAGCAAGTGGTGCATTTGGTATTTTTAATGCAGTGTTATCTGCTAATCCGATTGGTTTAATTGTAACTGCAGTTGCTGCATTGACTGCTGCTCTGGTATGGTTTTTCACACAAACAGAAACTGGACAGCAAATTTGGTCCTCTTTTGTGGAATGGATTAAACAAGCTTGGATTGGGATTGCTGACTTCTTTGTAAATCTCTGGTCTAGCATCTCTGAAGGTGCTATCATCTTATGGGAAGCAGTCGTTACAGCTTGGACTGCTTATATCGAATCCTTGAAAGCGATGTGGACTGCTATTGTAACATTCTTTTCTGACTTATGGGTAAGTATTCAAGAGACTGCATCTATGGCATGGACAGCAATCACAACGGTAGTGATGGCTATTATTCAACCGTTCATTGATGGATTTATGAATATCTGGAACAACATTTCAGATGGTCTTACTCAAATTTGGGAAGGGATTAAGATGATTTTTCAAGGTGCTTGGGAGTTCATCAAATCCATTTTCTTGGGCGCTATTCTGATCATCATCGACCTTGTGACAGGGAATTTCGATCAATTAGGCGTAGATCTTTCTCTGATTTGGGAAGGAATCAAAAATGGAATCTCTATGATTTGGGAGGGCATTAAGACATACTTCTCTGGAGTTGTGGATGTTATCGTTGGATATGCTACCGGTGTTTTTGAGAATTTTTCTAATGTTCTTAGTACAATTTGGGAATTTATCAAAACGGCTGCGTCTATGGCCTGGGAATGGATAAAATCTACTGTAACGAATCTAATTACTGGATTGATTCAAGGTGCTCAAAACTTATGGAATAACTTTGTAAGTTTCTTATCCAGTCTCTGGGAAAACATCAAATCAACAGCGAGCGCAGCTTGGGCAGGGCTAAAATCACTTGTGCTTGGTTTCATTAATGGACTTGTTAGCGGTGCTCAGACTGCGTGGAATAACATGAAACAGGCCGTTAGCGACCTGGTAACTAAAGTAACCAATATTTTTAATGGCATTAAAAATATCAATCTTTGGGAAGCTGGTAAAGCAATCCTTAACGGCTTTTTAGGCGGTTTAAAATCTGCTTGGGAAGGAGTTACTAATTTTGTTGGTGGAATTGCAAATTGGATTCGAGACCATAAAGGTCCTATTGAATATGACCGTAAGTTATTGATCCCTGCAGGTAATGCAATCATGCAAGGTTTAGATCAAGGACTGCAAGAACGGTTTAAGGGTGTAAAAGAAACAGTTGGTGGAATGGCTGGAGAAATCTCTGATGTATTTTCAGGGGATAACCTGGATATGAACTCAACTGCCTCTGTCACCAAAAATCTTGAGGCTCGTTTGTCCATGCCATCAGCTCAATTTGAAGCACATGATAACAAAACCGTTTCTGAGATAGCGATTCTGAGAGCAAGTATGGAGAGAATCCTTACTGCTATCCTTGAAAAATCGTCAGACATCTATCTAGACAATGAGAAAATCTCATTAAACACTTACGAACAACATGGTTCAATTTTAGCAAGGGAGGGAATCTAATGGATTATATGATCATTAATGGCTTTAACACATCTACTCTTCCAGGCTGTATTGTGACCGACTTTGGAAAGATTGAAGCTGCAAGCCCTAAAGGTAAAAAAACTGAACTCTTCGGAGTTAATGGCAGTTATCGTGTATTAGAAGGTTCTTTCGCTAGCTACGAAAGAACCTTCATTTTGCACGTTAAAAAAATGGTTGAAATTTCAAATATTCTTGATAAATTTCAATCGAATGATAATATTTTAGAATTTAGCTATCAGCTTGGTTCGTTGGTCTATGCTAATTTCATAACTGCTAGTTTTGAACCTTTGGGGAATCATGCTTGGAAGTTAGAAATTAAGTTAGACATGCAACCATTCAGATATCCGAAGAATATCGCACCAGTCGTATTAACAAGTGCTGGAACGATTGATAATATCGGTACGGTTTATTCAGAGCCTATCATTGAGATTGAAGGCAATGGAGATGTATCACTGACTATTGGCAGAAAAACCATGCATTTGTCAATTATTGGTAAAGCTACGATTGACTGTAGACAAGGAAAACAGAACCTCTTCAATGCCAACGGTGCAGTGCAGAACACTCTTAGAAAGCGTGGTGGGTTCTTTGAAATCCCTGTTGGTCGTAACGGTGTGACCTATACAGGCGATGTACGTAAGGTGACTATTCGTCCTAATTGGAGGTATCTAGTATGATTTATTTGACAGAAGGGAATATCCCTCTTAATGCAGCATACGATGATAACATCACACAGGAAGCAAATAGCACCTATCAGTTAACATTTAAATTTCCTACTAACAATGTGTTATGGCAGAGGTTAAGAGAAGAAACATTCCTGACAGCCGATGATCTACACGGTGAGCAAGACTTTGTTATTTTTGAAGTTGAGAAACAACATGGGTATATTCAAGTCTATGCCAACCAAGTCATGACCTTGTTAAATCACTATGTCGTTAATCCAATCAATCTTGACAGAGCGACTGGCTCAACTGCTTTAAGTCAATTCGCTGGAAGCATCACTCGTGATAATCCATTTTCATTCTTCTCAGATATTGATAATAGACATACCTTCAATATTGATACAATGAACGCTATGGAAGCCTTGACCAAGGATAAACACTCTATTCTTGGTCAATGGGGTGGTGATTTAGTCAGACATGGTTATCAGGTACGGTTATTAAAAAATGGCGGTTCAGAAAATGAATCGCTTTTTT